TCGCAGAAACAGAAAGGCGTGGGATCGGGAAACCCGGCACATTCACTGCCAGCGCAGCGACTAGCTCCAGATTGCCCCGGATCCTCCGCCAGTCACCAGACAGATTTGAAGCCTTGAACGCACGAACCTGATCATCCGTAAGGTCAGGACGCATAGCGCCAGAGAACCAGATGCCATGCTCATCCTCACCAGTAACCACGTCGGCAACCACCGTGCCGGTGTTGTCGTAGTGAGACATCGCCGCAGTAGCACCCAACCTGTCACCAGCATGACTAGTGCTCATCGTGATATTGCCGATCGCAATCTCACCATCAGACGTGTCCACCACGCCAGTCCGGTAGTACGCATACCCAGACTCGCTAGAAGGCGCAGTAGTGCACCCATCCAGGCCGATAGAAAGACCCTGCCCTGTATGGCACTCGCCCCAAACCGCGATGTGGCCAAAGACCCGGCCTTCATCGGTTACCGTGACCGGAGTCGGCGCCGTGAGGCCCGGATCTTCAAACCACTCAGACGGAAGCACGTCCGCCCCCCCCTCGTAAATCTTGAATGAAGACGCTACTACGGAGTCTTCGGAACGAGCCCGGTGAGAACCAGGCCAGAAACCCAACGCATCGAAATGCATATTTGCGCAGAGGCCCGCCAACCAATCAGGACGCTGCACATACTTCGCCAGATTAGATCGACACCGGTTGAAATCACCTGGAGTACCCCAACGGATCTTCGCCGCACCCGGGCCCTCAGTCCAGTAACGACGCAACCTACTCGTCTCACGAGGATGCGTAATCCATCCAGGAGCATCCTTCGTCTGAGGAGGAATCCCCGGCACTTGGAACGTCGAGCTTGCAGTCAAAGACTCCGGAGGCTCCTCATCCAGCTCGCCATACGCACGCACCAAAGCACGCTTACCCTCCTCAATCGCAGCAGGAGGAGCGTCAACCTGATTGATGCGCGCGGCAGCATTGTGGACGGCAGCACGAGAAAGATCCCCGTTAGGTTCCCGGATTGGCACCGCGTACCGCTCCTTGGCCGTGTTGAAGCCCTCGCCACGATCCACGACCGTGGACCGTTCCCACTCCTCATCGGTGAACCGAGACGGAGACCCATCCCAGTCGGCCTCACTGATCGCGAACTGACGATAGATCATCTGCTCTCGACACGGGGCACATCCCGACGCAGCAAGGATGACAGTGTCTTCCCACGACCCAAGCTGCGCCCACGCGGACGTGAGGGCCGGAATGTCGACCAGAGTCGCTGCACGGATCCGACCCTCGGTGAAGCGAAGGACAGGATTATCCTCGTCTTCATCGTCAAGCTCGAACACGCTGGAGTCGAGATCCACGGACAGGCCGACACGCCCCTCAGCCAGGAGAGTCATTACCTCTTCCGCCTCAGGCGTGTTCAGCAGGTTCCCATCCCACAACATGCGGGAACCTTCCATCCACGAGTTTGTGATGCTCCCGACGCGAACAGCGCCATCGTGCGCTCCCACATCAGACTTCACCCAGCGCAGAGGCACGGGACCATCCTCCACCGACAGGACAGTGAACTCTCCTGCCAGGTGACGCCCGTCACCGGTCTCTTCGGTCGTGTCCAGGAGAACACCGTGTACAGGAACAGGCATAAGTTCCTGCCCCCAGTCGGCATCCATCATCTCCTGTTCAGTGACCTCTTCATCTTCCGTCTCGACAGGAACGTTGTCCTGTTCTGCAAACTTCACTCGCATCTGTTCCCCTTCCAAAGTCGGCCGAAGCACACACCGGCATCCCAGCCAGATCTCAGGCGGCCCTACTGGAGCACCAGGATATGGAACCTCTACACCAGCAACAACAAACGGTTCTCCCACAGGACGTTCTACACCGTGAAGAGGGCGGTGGGATGAACGAACATCCTCGTCCTGCATTGTCACCCATTCTCGGATGACAAGATCTCCTTCTTCCTCCTGCGTGATCCGTGCAGCTTCCTCAGTCCCGACGTTAATCGAGAGCACGGCAAGCCACAGAGAAAGTCTCTCCACCTGCGATTCCCGATTCGGGTCAACGCTCGTAAGCGGAAGAGTATCTTCCAGCAGGTTGCGGGCGCCAGACAGGTTGACCTGCTCTCCGTCTACGCCCTCACTGACAGCCATCTCCAGCGCCGTCGTCTCGACCTGGTTGATAAGTGGTCGAAACCAATTCTCTTGTCCTGCTGCCAACTGGTCGAGAACTCCTGGAAGGATGCGTGCGAACCCTGCGGCAGCATCATCTATAACTTGACGACGCTGCGCAGCAAACTCTTCGGTATCCGCTACGAACTTCACTGCTTCACCCTCAACAAGTCGATGTACGTTTCCATCATGCTCTTGTCGTGAGGCTTCTGCTCCATAATCAGAGCACGAGTATATGAATCCAAGACTTCCTTGAACCGTTCAGCATCAACACCCCAGCTACCGGCAAGCTTGTCCACCATTCCCCACGCATCATCCAGAACAAAATTCAGCGTGGAAGTATCAACCTTGTAATACCGGTACATGTCTACAGCATCAACGCCAGGGATCTTCCGCTGGGTACGGTTCTTCAACCGGTTACCAGCCCGCTCCAACGCACGCATCACCAACACCTCAGCCGCAGAAATCAGCGCAGCATGGTTGGTGTCAGGGATGTCCTGCGACGGATGATCATTCAGAGACGGGACAGGGCGAGCCTCGTGATGATCAGGACGGTCCGGGTCAGGCGCGTTCAGCTCACCCAATGGCTCAAGCTTCACACCCAGTACACGCAGAGCCGCCTCCACATATTCGGGCTGCGTCTGCCCCGTAGCGACCTTGTCAGTGAGCCAACGGCGGTGCTCTTCGTCAGTCTGGATCGACTCAGGCTTGAACCCGGTCTCTTCCAGCAGGGTGCTGGCGGCAAGGATCCCACGATCCCACAGCTCTAGCGCCTCCTGAGACCGGTTCGGGCGTAGGCGCATCTCAGTGGTGTCTACACCGATTCCGTAGGCACGTGCCTCTTCGGGATCCATCCCTCCGTCAATGAGGAGCGGGCGGAGGTAGCTGGAAGAGATGTCGTCTGCGATACGAGCCAACAAGGGTTCTGTATGCGACTTGATGGAAGACTCGTCAATGGACCAGGCACTCCAGTGGGAGGCGTCTCCCGTGCCAGTAAGGATCTCTGGAGGCATGTCCATCGACAACGCCAAACGTCGGATAGCCTCGGTGCGCAGTTCGATCGCCTGGTTGTCTAACTCGGACCAGAACGTCATGTGCCTGACATACTCTAGAACCTCACCATCAGCCGTGATCACAATCGGGACCAGTGCCTCAGCCGAATCCCGATTCTGGATTGCATTCCCCATCACATCTTGCAAAATCTGAACGAACGCATCAGCGTTGCCTGTCGTAGTCTTCCCATTCCCCGACGACACCGCAAATGTCATCTCATTAGGCAACAGAAGAATCCCCGCAGACGCGAGACGCGAATCCACCTGAGCGGCCACGTGCATCGTCAACCGCTCAATCTCAGAAAGGATCGGCAGCGCTGCACGAGAAGGGGAAGTAGCCCGACGCTTATCCAGCGGGTGAGGACGCCAGATACGCATGATCGTGTCGTCCTGCCCCAGCTCCTTGCCGTACACCTCATACGAAGAGACGCCAAACGCATCCGTAGGAAGACGCTTCACATTGGTGCCAGAGACAACCTCCCACACCTCACCATCATCCGTAGACATCCCTACGATGTACGCCTCGCCAGTGATCGTGTAATGCACACCGATCTGCTGGAGAGCGGTAGACCGACCCTGTTCGTTGTAGAAGAACACATCCAGAAGCTGTGCAGCCTCATCAGAGGGATCCAGACGGATCGGCCCATCACCCTCATCACGGGTCGCATACAGCTTCGCTCGTGACAGCAGGTTCCCCACCCAGTTCACTGCATAGGCATACTCGCCCACAGTGTCGTAGAAATGCCAGGCCGCATTTTGCCAATCCCCAGTGTCAGACCTCGCCATCTTGAAAGGGTCGTCTCTTTTAAGACGCCGACCCGACGATACGAGGACTCGGGGCACGACAGGATCATCCACCTTGCCCCGAGTCTTACGAATACCACGCGCCACTACTAGTCACCTGCCTTAATAGCTACCCAAGACGTCACCAGGGAAGCAGCTAGCCACACATTGACAATCCACCACACCGGATGAAGACCGGACAAGAGCGCTGCCGCCAAATTCACGGCCAAAACCCACGGAGGCAAGCACCAAGCACAGCGCAGGATCTCTGCCCACGGATTATCGCCAGTCAAATCATCCCATTTCATGCGCAGCCACACTGACGGAGGCCAAGAATCCGCCAGGACTAGCAGTGTCAGGCGAGCGCTAGAGAGAATCCCTACTACAGAAGCCAAGAGGTAAGTCATAGTCACATCCATGAGCGTACAGTCGGACGGGATATACGACCTGGCGCGGACACGCGAGCATTACTTCTTTTCGCCCTCTTCCCTGTCCGTTTCGAGATTGTTCCGGTAGCGCGTTGAACCATAGACTTACTCCTACGGCCAGACAGATCGTGTGCCGCGTGAACCATCGCATCCATGCGATCAGGAGACTCTGACGATCCAGGAATCCACTCCGTGAGCTGTGTTTCAAGCTCCGTGAGGTCACGAACATGCTTCACCAAATCCTGTTCATACAGGGAGAAGATGGGTTCTGCACGAATCAACTTGCCTCGCGTCGAGTTTACTTCCTTGATGCGAGGATACTTCGAGATATTGCGCATGACTGCACGCACCATCTCGCCACCATAGTTGTTCTCCACGACTATGGCATCTGCCTCCCAGTGCTCATACAGGTCGATTGCCCTTCTGGCCCACCGTTCCGGCGTGTGGTGTCCAGAAGCATCGTTCAGGATGTACAGGGTGTCTTCTTTCTTCCCGACGACGACGATTCCTGTCTCGTCAGACTTGCGGCGTGACGTTCCAGCAGGGTCAACCCCGATAACAACACGGTCCATCGTCTTTGCGAAGTCTTCCAGCGGCATGCCTGGATCAATCTTGTTTCGTTCGATGAGATCCCAGGTCCACAATGCCCCCTCTACATCTTCGAGGATTTCTCCGTGCAGCTCCTGACGTCCCAGACGGGTCCCTTCATACATTTTCAGGATGTTGTCTCGGTAATTCGCATCAAGATTATCGAGGTTCTTGTAGGTGGAGACCCTGGACACCCTCGTCTTCTCGCCCTCGATCAAGTCCTTCAACCATTTGATTGGCAAAGGAGTGGAAGTGATCAAAGCCTTCGACCCGCCAGGAGAATCCATGCGCAAACCCAGCATAAGGTTGCTCCACACCAGTTCAATCAACGGCATGTGCGCAGGCTCATCCAGCCACGCCAAACCATGCTGCGGACCACGCAACGTATCCGGCTCTTCCGCCGAATAACCGAACGCCTTAGCTCCATTCCCAAACGTGAACTCCTTCTTCGAAGGCTCCCACGTATACGAAATGCCAGCACGTTCACATACAGAGATCAAACCAGACGGTCCTTCGATCATTGTTCCTCGAACGTCAGGGCCACGACGCCCTACCATAGCTATTCGAGGCACATGATGGGACATTTTCCTGACCCACTCGGCGCCAGACCGGGTTTTCCCAGCGCCACGCCCACTGATCAGTGCCCAAACGAACCAGTCAACCCCCTCAGGAGGCCACTGATCTGATCGTGCATGTGGGTAGTTAGCTCCAGGATGAGGCTTCCCATCACAAGTTCTCCCTCTTCGGCAATACCAGAGTTGAGGAGGGTCTTTTTTCTGCTCCAGAAGTGACAGAGCCCTCTGCTGTGCAGCGGGAGGCCACTTCTTAAACTCGTCTAATTCAATACCGTTAGGTAGTTCTAGTTCCACGGAGGACCTGCCGATACTTCTCGTAGGAAATTGCGCAGCGGTGATGCCAGAGAGTCTTGTGCTTACGTATGGCCATCTCCCCCTTACGCATCACCACACCACACCGGGCGCATTTCGTCGGATATCTAATCTTCATACAGAAAGACTAGCCCATTTGTCTAATTCTCCAATCCCCGAACCCCTCACCATCATCCTTCGACCGTTCACCCTTACGGAACTTCGCCTCACCACAAGCCTGAGCCTGCGCCGTAAACGACACCACATCCTCAAACGGCATTTGAAGATCCCACGCAATAAACGCTGCCAAAGCGCGCCGCGTATACGAAGACAAATTAATGCCCCGAACATTCGCAGCCCGCTTCAACAAACCCTTAAACTCGTCAGACACTTCCACCGCATGCCACACACGCTGCTTGTGGTTAATACCTGCCACAGCCCTAAGCTCCCACCCTTCACGTCTACCAGGATCATTCCTCGATGGCTGGCCTACCGGATGCGCCATCTAGTACCTCCACATCAATAATGTCCGCCTCCCCAGAGGGGCCATGCTTCGCCACTGCAATAGCATTCACCCAGTTCTCCAACTGCTGAGCTGTCGGAGAATACGTGACATCGACCTTCGTCGGGGCCGCAGCACCATGCAGATCCGTGTGCTGCTTCACCGCCATCAACAACGTGCGAGCATATTGAAGATGGTCAGGATCCTTCGGGTTCGTCGCCCTCCGCATCAATGACGCAATCACTCGCTCAATACGTCGAGACTCCAACATGCGGATCTCTTCAACACTCTCAGCATCCTTAGGCTCCGCAGCCAAAGCCCACTCAACCGCCTGACGGGCATCCGCAGCAGTCGCGAAATCCAAGACCCGAGCAATATCGCTCCAACCCGCCCCATCAATCCGCAACTGCAAGGCAGCAGCAGTCCGATTCCGGGGAGGCTCCGCAACCTTCTTCCCCTTCTCCACATCGTCAGCCATCTTCACCAGCGCGGCAGGAGGCTTCGCATACCCCTTCACCATCCCCTTACGAGACGGATGCCTCTCAGCGCGCTCCTTGTTCGAACTCACTAGTCCCTCCAAAACCTCTTAGACCAATACTTTCTCAACGGCTCACAACCACGACGTAGCGACGCCTTAGCAAGACGGCGCTGGTCTTTAGACGACCTCGGTTCAGAACCGAACAAGACTCTCCTACGCATCAGGTCTCCGGAGTCCACCCACACTTAGGACACTCGAAACTCCCCCGACTACGCTGCTTCGCGAACTCCTCCTCGTCAAACTCCAACGGATCTTCCAAAGAATCCCGCAGGAACTCCAGATCCTCATCCCGATAGCCACTACCCACCAGACCCACATCAGACGCCAGAAGCTCTTCCAACGTCTCCAAGATCAGCGCAGGATCATCCCTCCCCAACCGGGTCGTCCGATTGTCAGCGATACGAATACGAGACGCCTGCTCCGGTGACGCCTCGATGAACAACACAGGAATCTGATCAGCACCCAACTGGACCAGCGCCGCATACCGTCCATGACCGGCGATGAGCATCCCATCCTGGTCGGCAATGACAGCACCGTAGAACCCGTTCGTCGCGATCGATTCCACGATCGCGTCAGTGTCGTTACCGTTCTCGTTCCTCGGGTTCGGGTGAACCTTGTCAATCCCCACGAGGAAAGGGATTGAAGACTCGTGGAAATGAATCACTCTCCAGACCTCCGACCCAAATACTGGTCAATCAGACGACGCAACCCTCTCCCAGGAGAAGGATTAGCCGACCCCTTGTTCAACGCAGCCAGCGCACGAAGCTCTTGACGGGTCACTTTCACCGACACTGTGTTGGTGCGTGACTCTGGCGATGATGGCCTTCCCATTAGCCGATCTCCTTCAAAGTGACAGACACGCCAGGCGTGTCCCCATAGTCTTTACTTGCAGTGATACGGACAACCTGCGAATCATCCATGATCAGACCAGGCCACAGTTCGTACGGCTGTATGGCATCCAGCACGCCACGAACCAGCTTGTCCAGATCCCCGGTAGAACGCACATACGGATATAACCTGTTCTTCGCGCTCCTCGGCCTCTCGAACGTGAATGCGAGAACGGCCTCTACCGGACCTACCAGTGCAGGCAGGCGTGGTGCCTGATCTCGGACTTCCTTCATCCACTTCTTCACATCAGTCTGTTCAACGAGACGCCCCCGCCCGACGTGACGAAGAGACCCCTTCGGACGGGGCACTCCAACGACTTCGAACTCGATCATCTGTTCTACTCCCTCTATAGGTATACCTATACTCTAGCGCGGAGTACCACAAATAATGCACCGCTCATCGATGTACCACGGATGCTCACACACCTCAGGCTCATCAACACCCCCAAAAGACACCAGGAACCCCACCATAGAAAGCAGTAACAACCCCACCGGGACCAGCGCAACCACACACATCACACACTCCTCACCTTCCCCGCCCGAAGACCCTCCCTGTACGACTCCTCATACCGAAGCCACACGCCAGCCGCCACTCCAGTCAACTGCTCCAACCGGACAGCCAACGCAGGAGTCACCGGAATCCGAGCCTCCAACAAGTACGTCAACACAAACACGCAATGCAGACCCAACCTCTCAGCAACCTCACCCACCTCCAGCGCATTATCTTCGATCCATTCTTGTAGGTAGTCTCCGGGCGCTACTGTCCAGTTTGGTTCCATTGCTCTTCTTCCTTGATCTGGTCGATGCGTTTCATGATGAGTGGGGCGAGGAGTGGGGATATTTTTTGGCCTCGCTCTTGGGCTATGCGTTCGAGATCTTGTGCGTAGTTGAGGGGTAGTCGGAAGGCGAAGGCTTTGCTGTTGGTGTTCTGGCCCATGTGAACACGCTAGCAGTTACTGCTTGAGGAGTAGTAACTGCCCCCAACCAGAATGTTACTGCTCACCCGCCCGTGACAACAACACACCCAAAAGCAGTTACCCAGCACAAACACAAACACCAACCCCAACAAGTAAACCAAAACCAAACCCCAACCCCACCCACCCACCAAACAGGTATGCACTATGGCTGGTGTTGGTTGT